ATCATATATGATTTTGCGTGCTGGACGTAAATTTGCCCGCTATTGGGATTGGATGTCTTTAGTGCCCACACCGTGGCTAGACAATGATAAGTTCTTGAAATTGTGCATGTTAGCATCTCAGGATCGATTGAAGCAAAGGTACGTCAAGTATAGTATGTGCTTGTGGTCTTCAATTGGATTCACTTCTATGTTCACGCAACGTAAAGCGCGATCTGCACTTGTCCCTGTTTTGGGGTCACTTGTAATTGGAGGATTCTGTGTTCAGAAGACTATGGTGCGCATTGTTAAGAGACAGTTTCAAGAAGAATTGAGACAACGCAACGTTATCTCTCCCATATTTGAAGACTTGAGAAACAAGCACATTGGCAACATTTGTAAAGCTGGTGGCATTGTAGCTGTTTTGTATGGAATTGCGAAGGTGTATAGAGCATGGAGAGAGAAGTGCAATCCTTTCGAAACGCAGGGATCTTTGCACCCAACAACCCAAGAAGAGGTCAACGCCAGAGATTCGGAGACGAGCCCTTGGACAGAGGTCGTTGAGCGGCCTTTGCCAGTTCAGGATAGCGCGAAGAATACTACATCTAAGCAATTGCAAAATATGATGCTAACGAACTTGAGGTATGCTTCTATTGAGGCACCTGATGGACGCAAAGCTGGAAATTGTTTGTTTTTTACTTCTAATGTCGCAATGTTGCCTCAGCATTATTTTACGCAGGATGAATTGAGTGTAGACTTTATATATACTGATCCTGATGCAAATGGTGGGAAATTTTCGGCCAAGCTGAGCAAAAGCACTGCCTACTTTGTTCCAAATACTGATATGGCGTTGTGTTACGTGCCAAACGGAGGATCGTTTCGCGATCTCTCCCGGTTTTTGCCTGACGGTCCTTTAGTGGATTGTGAATTCCTTGTGTACTATCGAGACAAACAGGGTCAAGTTACATCTGCCACTGGATTAACAAAATTCGGTATGACGGGTCATACTTTATCTCGGTTTTATGGATTCGAATATAGGAACTACACTGGTACCACTTTTGCTGGCATGTGTGGGGCGACCGTTGTTGCTGAACACAAACCAGTGATACTTGGGTTTCATTTGGGTGGTAATTCCACCCACAACGTAGGTTGCGCTGGTGTTCTTACGAAAGAACAGTATGACAAGGGTTTGGCAGCTTTGAAAAGTATGGAGGGCGTGGTGATCACAGGATCAGCTGAGCACTTTGACAAAAATGTAATGGGTGTTTCCATCATGACAGGTAGACCACTTCACAAGAAAAGTCCTGTGAAGTTCATGCCCCATGGTTCGCAGATTTCGTGGCATGGCACATGTATTGGTCACTCGACATTTAAATCTTCTGCTAAGCCCACCTTGATATCCGAGCACGTTATGGATGTCATGGGTGCGCCCAATATCTATTGTAAACCTATTGAATCACCACAGTGGGAACCATGGCAAACTTGCTTGGCGAACATGTCCGAACCAGGAAAAATGTTTAGCCCTGAATTGCTATCCTGGGCCATAATCGATTACAAGTCCGAATTGCTTCCCATCTTTCAACATGAAATGTGGAATGGTACACGTCCATTGACTGATATTGAAAATTGGAATGGCATCCCTGGTAAGAAGTTTCTTGACCGAATCAAGACGAACACATCGATTGGCTATCCTCTCACTGGTAAAAAGGAGAGATATTTGTACGAAATTGAGCCATTTGGTGATTATACAAAGATCGTCGAGCCGGAGGAACTTATCCAAAATGAGATTTCTCGATTAATGGAGTGTTATCGTGAAGGAAAACGTGCATATCCAATCGCTAAGGCGTGTAAGAAGGATGAGATCTTATCGAAGAGGAAGTGCCGGATATTTTATAGTAATCCCGTCGCTTTCACCTTTTTGGTGCGTAAGTTCTTTTTGCCGCTTTTGAGAGTGTTGCAATTTTATCCCAAAATATCTGAGTGTGCCGTTGGTGTTAATAGTCACGGCCCAGAGTGGAATGAGTTGCATGACCACATTTTTACATTTGGTGAGAACCGGTTGATTGGTGGCGATTATGGGAAATATGACCAGAAGTTACCAGCGCAATTGTTGTTGGCTTCTTTGCGTATTTTGATTGATTTTGCGCGTTGTTGTAATTACACGCAAGAGGATTTAGATATCATGGAAGCCATGTCTGGTGATTTGGTGTATGCTATTATTGCGTACAATGGAGATTTGATTAGTTTGAATTCAGGGACACATATATCTGGGAATTCGTTAACTGTGATTTTGAATGGAATTTGTGGCAGCTTGAATTTGCGATGTTATTTTTATAGCAAACATGTGCCACGAGATGGAAAAGTCTTGCCTTTTCGTGATTGTGTGAAACTCATTACGTATGGCGATGACAATATTGGCTCAGTGCGTCCGGATATTGAAAATTTCACTATCAAGGGTGCTTCAGAGTTTTTGGAAGCCCATGGTCAAGTGTATACAATGCCGGACAAGGAGAGTAAACTCGTGGATTTCTTGCCACCACAAGAATTCGAGTTTCTGAAGAGGGTGAGTGTTTTTCACCCAAAATTAGGAGTCCACGTTGGTGCTTTGGTCGAGAAGTCGTGTTTTAAGATGTTACACTTTTATCTTCGAGACAAGAATAGCCCGGACTCAGAGAGAGTAGCGTGTGCCAAGAATATCGATACTGCTTGTCGTGAATGGTTTAATCACGGCGAGGAGACGTATGAAAAGAGGCGTGAGCAACTCAAGGAAGTAGCAAAGCGTGCTGAAATTGTGCACCTTTGCGAGGAAATAGATGTTAGTTACGATGCACGCGTAGAGGCGTGGCGTGACAAGCATTTGTAGGTAAATAAAGGCGTCGTGTATGCCTATTGTAAAAGCACACCCCGTTTTGCCGATGGGGTTCTAGAGTAAAGTTGAACAGGCATGTGTGTATATGGTTACATATGGTGAAAATGTTTTATATATTTTGTATTTTCGTTAGAATGCTTTGCACATAAATAATATCCTACAAAAAGGGTACCCGTATTTACGGGATGTGGGATTGGATCCCACATCAAGATATGTACTTCTGCAGGTTTAATCGGGCCTGTAGTCGCAAACAAATAGATTGGTAATTGTATAAAAGAAATATGTTTTGATAATAATTGTAATAAATTAGTTTGTATATTTGGTAAGAGTTCAGCAAATGTTAACGCTGAACCTGGTGCTCACATTTCATGTGGGCGAGAAGAAGACGCTGGCCACCCCGGGGCCAGCGCAGTGCAACTACGATCCATAGATGAGATCGAGGAAGCACTTAGAATTGTGGAGAGCGATGCTGACAGCGTATGCACCATATTCGAGCCTCCTTCCGGGACAACGGATGACAACATGATCATGAAGGTCGTGGCGAATGAAACCCATCAAAATGTGGGGTTCTCCGACAATGATGATCCATATTTGTATTCGGTCAAAGGAGCGACAGATCCTACACGGACGTTGCAAGATACAACAGGCGATGAGTTGAGTTCTTTCTTTTCTCGCCCTATTAAAATCTCAGAGACTGAATGGGCCACTAACACTGCATTGAATGTCGTATTGGACCCTTGGTCCACCTTCATAGGTAATCCCAGGGTTGTCAATAGAATGACAAACTTCAATCTCTTTCGAGCACGAATGAGAGTGAAGATTTTGATTAACGGCAACAGTTTTCATTATGGCAGGGCGATGGCAATTTATCATCCGATGCATACCAGAGACGATTTCACAACGTTGGGTTCCACTGTCTCTCTGGTCCAAGGCAGTCAAATGCCTCATGTATTTTTAGACCCAACAACATCGACAGGTGGAGAGTTGTGTTTGCCGTTCTTTTTCGAAAAGAACAACGCCAACTTGACATCTCTGGAGTACCAAAAATTGGGACGAATCCACATCATTTCTTTGAATGATTTGAGGCATGCTAATGGTGCCACGGATAAGGCGACAGTTTCGGTATTCGCTTGGTTGGAGGGAGTTGAGCTTAATATGCTCACATCTCTGGACATGGCATCCATTGTGCCCCAATCTGGTATGGAAGTCGATGAAGCGAATAGTAAAGGTATTGTTTCTGGACCGGCTACAGCTATCTCTAAGATTGCTGCCACCCTGTCGGAAGCACCTTACATTGGTCCGTTCGCGATGGCCACGTCGAAGTTTGCTGGTTTGACAGCAGCTACGGCAAAGCTTTTTGGTTATTCAAGACCACCCGTGACGAAAGATCCAGATCCGTATAAACCTGTGACTGTGTCGTCTCTGGCCACTACAACTGTACCTGATGGCGCAGCTAAGTTGACAGTAGATGACAAACAGGAATTGACGATCGATCCGACGATCTCGGGCATTGGACCTGGTGATCCTTTGAATATTAAGCAGATCGCAAAAAGAGAATCGTATTTAACCACATTCAATTGGGATGTTGGAGAGTCGCCTGAGTCGCTTTTGTGGAATACACGCGTGATGCCCACATTGTGGAATGTTGATGGCGCGGCTGTATATTTGCCTGCGTGCGCAATGGCTGCTGTGCCTTTCAAATTTTGGACTGGTACTATGAAGTTCAGATTTCAGGTGGTAGCATCCGCTTTCCATAAGGGAAGATTGAAAGTTGTTTATGATCCAAACTTCATGTCGTCGAATGAATATAACACGAACTACATGGAGATCATCGACATTGCCGAGAAACAAGATTTCACAATAGAAGTCGGTAATGGTCAACATCAATCCTTGCTAACAAGTGCCACTCCCCAAGGAAGTACCATAACAACATATGGTTCTATTCCAGTTGGGTTGAGTGCTCTTGGCAATGGAGTTTTAAGTCTTTATATTGTGAACGAGCTCACGACTCCAGACACAAGTGCGCCTCGCGACATTCAAGTGAACGTTTTTGTGTCAATGGGCGACGACTTTGAAGTGTTTGTGCCGGACAGTCGTTTCCAGAGCTATGAATTCAAGCCACAAAGTGGCTTTGAGCCACAGTCGGGAGACGAAGGGAGCAAGATGAATGATGCCCTTGTCGCACACGCCCCATCTCCACCCCAGCAAGAGGGGGAGACCGATATTGTTGGGATTGGAGCCACGAATCACGAGCACTTGAATAAAGTGTTCACCGGAGAGGTCATCAAATCTTTCCGGCCCTTGTTGAAGCGATACACGTTACATTCCATGCTAAACGCCACATTCAATTCTGATAGACGCGTTCTGTATGGCAGACGGACGGCTTTCCCATTTTTGAGAGGAAATGTGGCGAGTGCTGTTCACGTGACGTCTTTGGCAGCCCCATATAACTTTTGTAATACGATGTTGCTGCATTGGGTCACTTTGGCTTTTTCAGGATACAGAGGCTCCATTCGATGGAAAATTTGCCCCATGAGTTTTATGGCAAACGATTCTTTACCCATCACACAAGTGCAACGAGACTTGTCCACACGTCATTATCAAAATGGACGAACGGCCATGTTCACTCCTGTTACTGAGAGCCAAATGGCTTTTCAAGGAACAATCGATGCATCCGAGACGCTACCAGCGACGAACCAACCTCTGGGTGGTGCTAAAGGCATGACCCTCACGAATGGCTACGTCAACCCCAATACGGAGTTTGAAGTGCCATTTTACAGTGATGACAGGTTCGTTCCTGGAAAGCGCGAAGACTACACCGCCAGCTTCGGAGATTATGAGTTGAATGTTTTCGACTACAAGATCTTCATGCGTGGCAACAACGAGACGTACATTAATGCTTTCTGTGCTGCGGGAGAGGACTTTCAAGTTTACTTCTGGACAGGATTGCCTCCGGTATATTATAACCCGGATCCACCGTCTCCTTCGGCTGTATAGCCGGCCCGGTACTACGTACCAATGTGTGGCAGACACAATAAATAGCTTTAGAGATAGCTTGCTGCCGAAAAATATCTTTACCACACTGTGACCGTGTGGGTGCTCTATGAGTGAATTGGTCGCGCCGTATGAATTAGTAATTCTGGAATTTTACTGGCGCTGCCAGGTTTTTAAGGAGTCACAAATTTTATTAGTGCGACCAACACAGGTTTTGTCCATTTGGACATAGACCACTTTGGTCATTTA